ATACCAGGTGGAGCTATAAAAGACAATATAACCTTTTTACCATATAAAGAGCCATCTCCTACACTTTATCAGTTACTGCAAAACATAGTAGAAGAGGGCAGACGTTTTGCTAGCATTTCAGATATGAAAATATCAGATATGAATAATCAAGCTCCTGTGGGAACTACTCTTGCTTTACTTGAAAGAAACATGAAAGTTATGAGTGCTGTGCAAGCTAGACTTCATGCTTCCATGAAAAAAGAGTTTAATATTCTAGTTGGCATAATTAAAGACTTTGGTAATCCAAGTTATCCATATGAAGTCAGTGATGAAGAATTTATAAAGTCTGAAGATTTTGACGATAGGGTAGATGTTTTACCTGTATCAGATCCAAATGCAGCTACTATGGCACAAAGAATAATGCAATATCAAGCAGCGTTTCAATTAGCACAATCTGCACCGCAGATGTATGATATGGAAGAATTACACAGACAAATGTTAGAAGTTTTAGGCATTCAAGATGTAGATAATATAGTTCCTGAATCTGATGATATTGATCCAGTAGATCCTGTATCAGCAGTTCAGAATATTATTAATAATAAACCAGTAAAAGCTTTTGAACATCAAGATCATGACGCACACATACAAACAGTGGTTGCTGCACAACAAAACCCAGAGATAGTCGCTTTAGTGCAGCAGTCGCCTTTAGCTAATAATATATTAGCTTCAGGTTCAGCTTATGTAATAGATCATTTAACAATGAAGTTTAGAAATGAAGTGGAAAAAGAAATGGGTATAGAATTACCGCCACTAGGCGAACCTATCCCTGTAGATATTGAAAAACGAATATCAGAACTTGTTGCAGAAGCTGCTCAGAGAGTTGGAGTAAATGCTCAACTTAGAGAGGATCAAAGAAGAATAGAAGAGCAACAGAGAGATCCAATGCTTGTAATGAGAGAAAGAGAAGTTGCTGCAAAAGAAGCAGAAGTACAGAGAAAATCTATTGGTGATCAAGCTAGATTCACATTAGCTGCACAAAAACAAGCAGCTGAACAAGAATTAAGAGCTATTGAAACAGCAATAGAAAGAGATAGATTAAAAGCTGAAACTATCTTAGAGGGTATGAAAGTTGGTAATGATATTGCTAGCACCTTGCAAGAACAAGATCGTGAAAGCAAAAAGCAATCTAAACAAGACTTTAAGTTAGGGCTTGACATAGCAAAAGATATAGTTAAAGATATTCAGTAATGAAGAGTGTGCAAGTTGCAATCAAAGAGCAATCACTGTCTGAGTATCTTAAAAAAACTCTACGTAAACATATGAATGAACACGCAGATCATATATCAACAGGTAGTTGTAAAGATCATGCAGACTATAAATCTATGTGTGGTGTTATAAATGGATTAGCTATTGCAGAACGTGAAGTTTTAGATTGGCTAGAGCAACACTCCAGAAAATAAATATTATGAGTGACGCTGTAAATATAAAACCTGAAAGTGTAGCAGAACCTAAAGTAGATTCTAAAATTAAAAGTCAATTACCTGAACCTAAAGGCTGGAAAATTTTAGTAGCTATGCCTGAAGTAGATGAAAAAACTGAGGGTGGTATTGTAAAAGCTACACAAACTATTAGAGATGAAGAGGTCAGTAATATTTCTGGATATGTATTAAAATTAGGTCCAGATTGTTACAAAGATAAAAATAGATTCCCTAGTGGACCTTGGTGCAAAAAAGGTGATTGGGTTGTTTTCAGAGCTTACTCAGGAACTCGCATGAAAATGTATGGAAAAGAGTTTCGTTTAATTAATGATGATACTGTAGAAGCAGTTGTCGAAGATCCAACAGGAGTGGTAAGAGCATGAGTGATCAAGCTGAAAATAAAATAGAGACTACGTTTGAAGAAGACGCTGATGGAAAAGTAGTTCCACAGACACAAGAAGATAAATTTTTTGGTGTACAAACTGAAATAGCAAATAAAGAAGTCAAAGAAAGTAAAGACGTTGCTGTAGAAATTGTAGATGATACGCCTGAAGAAGATAGACGACCAGCAAAAAAACAAAATAAAGAACAAAAAGTTGATAACGAAGAAGTAGATAAAGAAATATCTGAATATAGCAAAAGAGCTGCAGATAGAATAAATCAAATAAAATATGAGTTTCATGAAGAACGTAGAGCTAAAGAAGCAGCACAAAGAGAATCTACTGAAGCAGTTAAAAGATTACAAACTATATTAAGTGAAAATAAAAGATTACAAACCATAGTAGATGAAGGTGGTAAAGTATTAAATCAACAAGCTTTAAATAATGCTCAGTTTGCTAAGTTAAATGCACAAGAAAAATATAAAAAAGCATATGATGAAGGTAACTCAGATGAAATGGCAAAAGCACAAGAGGAGCTTTCTAAAGCAGTTTTAGCTGAACAGCAAGCACCTGGATATGCACAAGCTATTCAACAGCAAATACCAGAAGCACAAACTGAACAAAAGTTACCAGAACCTGATCCTGCTTTAAACGCATGGGCACAAAAAAATCCTTGGTTTATGAGTAACGATCCAAATCATCAACAAATGACATCTTATTCTTTGTATTTAGATAAAAAGTTAAAATCAGAAAATATTGATCCAGTTAGAGATTCAGAAAAATTCTATGCAGAAATAGACAAAGGAATGAGAGAAGAGTTTCCAAGTTTTTTTGGTGTACCACAGCAAAACATACAAGAGAATGAAGTGGTACAAACTGAAGAAAAACGACAACCTGCAAATGTTGTCGCACCTGCAACGAGGGATAGCGGGAATAATAACCCTCGCAACGTAGTATTGACTAAGACGCAAGTTAAATTAGCACGACAACTTGGTATTACGCCTGAGCAATACGCAAAACAACTATTAAAAGGTTAGTTATATGAATGATAAATTTGAAGAAAAACTAAACGAAAAAGATTCAGTTGAATCTGATCAAGTGCGTAACCCTAGGGGTTCAGAAAGCCGAGAGGTAACTCAACGAGTAGAGAGTTGGGAAAATCCATCTAATTTACCAAGTCCAAATCCACAAGCTGGATGGGTTTTTAGATATATTAGAACTAGTTTATTAGGTAATACTGATAATCCTAATGTGTCAAAAAAATTTAGAGAGGGCTGGATTCCGTGTAAAGCGGAAGATCATCCAGAACTACATATTCAGATGATGGATCATAAGTCCGAATGGGCAGAAAAAGGACATATAGAAATAGGTGGTCAGTTATTATGCAAAATGCCAAAAGAGAAAGCAGACACTAGAGATCAATACTTTAAGAATATGGCTGCTAATCAAATGGAATCTGTTGATAACGCATATTTTAAAGATCAAGATTCTAGAATGGCTACAAAGCAAGTTTTTGAGAGAAAAACAAAAACAACTTTTGGTAGAGATTCTTAAATCTTATTATATTAACAATTAATTTTAATCATTTTAAGGAGATAAAATGGCAGCAAGTGCAGCACCTCATGGTGCAAGACCTGTAGGATCATTAGTATCTTGTGCGTATAATGCAAAGATTTCTCACTATAAAATTAAAAATAATTATGGCACAGCCATATTTTATGGTGACTTTGTAAAGTGGGCGGATGATAATCCAAACACAACTATACAAAAAGATACAGGAACAACCTCTTTAACACCTATTGGTGTTTTCTTGGGAGTTTCTTACACTGATCCAGTATCAGGAGAATTTCGACAAGACAATCAATATCCTGCTTCAACAGCAGCAGATGATATTATTGCTTACGTAGCGTCTGATCCATTCTTAGTAATGCAAATGCAATCAGATGAATCGCTTGACCAAGATGACTTGGGCAAGAATGTAGCAGTGGTACAAACTGCTGGTTCTACAGTTTTTGGTGTTAGTAAAAACGCCATTGATGGTAGTACCGCAGCAACAACTAATACACTACCTTTAAAGATTATCGACTTTGTTGATGGTCCAGATAGTGCTATTGGTGATAGTAAAACTGACGTATTAGTTATGTTCAATGTTGGACATCAACTACTTAACACAACAGGTATAGGTTAATAGGAGAATAACATGGCAGCTATTTCAAGAGCAAATCAGCTAAAACAACTTCTTCCTGGACTTAATGCACTGTTTGGTGAAGAGTACAATAATTACGAAAACGAGCATGAACAAATTTATGTAAGTGAAAACTCTGAGAGATCATTTGAAGAGGAACTAAAACTTTCAGGATTTGGAGCTGCTCCAGTAAAAGATGAAGGTGCAGCAGTATCTTATGATGTCGCACAAGAATCTTTTGTAGCACGTTATTCACATGAAACTATTGCTATGGGCTTTAGTATTACAGAAGAAGCTATGGAGGATAACCTCTATGTTTCACTATCTGCTAGATACACAAAAGCTTTAGCAAGAGCTATGGCTTACACAAAGCAAGTCAAAGCAGCGTTTCCATTGAATAATGGATTCAGTAATTCTTTCCAATCTGGAGATGGGGTAAACCTATTTACAGCAAGTGGTGATGGAGTTACTGGTGGTGACGGACACCCATTGGTTAATGGCGGTAAGAACTCAAACAGACCAGTTACAGGTGCTGATTTAAATGAAACTTCTTTAGAAGACGCAGTAATTCAAATCGGTAAATGGACTGATGAAAGAGGTCTTAAAATCGCAGCAAGACCAAGAAAGTTAATCGTTCCATCAGACCTACAGTTTGTTGCAACTCGACTACTGGAGAGTGAATTTAGACCTAGTTCTGCTGACAATGACATCAATGCAATTAGAAACAATGGTGTGATTCCAGAAGGCTATTCAGTTAATCATTATTTAACTGATACAAATGCTTTCTTTTTAATCACTGATGTGCCTGATGGCATGAAGCATTTTGTCAGAAGTCCTATGGTTTCAAGCATGGACGGAGACTTTGACACTGGTAATGTTAGATACAAAGCTAGAGAAAGATATTCCTTTGGAGTATCTGATCCACTTGGTATCTTTGGTTCACCAGGATCAAGTTAATACTTTAGGGGAGCTTATGCTCCCCTTTTTCTATATCTAGGGATTTTTTTAACTTTTCTATCGACTGCCCTAGCAGACAAGCCAAGACGATAGATTTTTTTCCTAAGGAGGAAACATGGCAAATACTTCTTTTAATGGACCAGTAAGGTCCGAAAATGGCTTTAAAGTCATATCTAAAGATTCAAGCTCAGGAGCTGTAACAGAATCATTTGTATTAGATGGTTCAGGTTTACAAGTAGCACCTGTAGCACTAGCTGATTCAGCAGCTATTTCGCTAACAGCAGCAGCACATGGTGGTAGGGTATCAGTAGTACCTGCACTAGGTCAGAACTGCACATTATCGCTTCCTTCACCATCAGCAGGAGTTTACTTCAAGATTATTTATGGTGGTGCAGCAGAAGAAACAGAAAATCTTATCATTGATTCAGGTTCAGATACCAACTTCTTTTTAGGCGGTATTGTTCATTTAGATTCAAATGCAGATAACGTATCTGTGTTCGCAGATGGAAACTCAAACTCTATATTAACTCTTACAGACTTCGGTGTGTTTGAGATTAATATATTGGCAAAAGATTCAACCAACTGGTATATCTGGGGTAGCCAAGAAGGTGCAGATGTTCCAGCATTTACCGACCAATCTTAATAGGAGTAAACAATGGCTGATACAGTAACTTCACAAACTATCATAGATGGTGAAAGAAACTGTGTTATGAAGTTTACTAATGTTAGTGATGGCACTGGCGAATCTGCGGTAGCTAAAGTAGATGTTTCTGAATTAGCTGCTAATGCAGAGGGCGTGGCTTGTTCAGAAGTACGAGTACTTAGAGTAAGTCATGCTATCGTTGGTATGTCTGTTCAATTATTTCTTAATGCTTCTTCTAATGTTTTACTTATGGAATTAGCAGAAAGTAGTAATGGACATATGGACTTCAAAGACTTTGGTGGTCTTCCTAATAATGCAGGAAGTGGCAAGAATGGAGACATTTTATTTACTACTAAAGGACACAGTTCAGGAGATACATATTCAATCGTCTTAGAGATGATTAAAGTGTACTCTGACTAAGGAGAAACTATGTATTATATTTCTGAAAATGGTGATTTTCCTGCACAATATTTTGTTTTAAAACAAGATGATGATGGAATACTTAGACCAGTATTTGGTCCAGATCCTGATTTAGAAGACGCAGAACGTAAACACGCAGAGTTATCTGGTTCAGGTAAAAGAGCTAGAAATGATAAAGGTCATTTTATAGCTGATGATGAATCTACTCCAGATGTAAACGAAGCTTATGTTTCAGGTAAAGCTCCTCTAAAAAAGAAATCTAGCAAACCTAAAAAGAAATCTGTTAAAAAATAATGTTAGATGAAACTCTATTGATGAAAGAAATACGTCAATGGAGTTCTGACGTATTAGAAAAACCAAATAAAAAATTTAATAATTTACCTGCTTGCCCTTTTGCAGAACACTCTTGGAATAAGAAAAGAGTAAAAGTTGTATCAGGAGAGGGAGGTCTTTGGAAAGATTTAATACAGTATATACAAGATTTTGACGATAGTTATGATGTCATAATATATTGTGGCAGTGACTACGAAGAAATAACTTGTGAAGAATTTAAAGATAGATTACAAATTTTATTAGATGTAGTAGTTAAAAAAAATTTATACATTATGGGATCACATCCTGATACTGTTATAGATTATTCTGCTGATCAAGAAAATTTTGAATCTGAATTAGACGAAGACTATTATCAAATTTATTTACAAAGATTAGATACATTAGTAAAAGCGTCTGATAGTATAATGAAGAAAGGATATTATAAAAATTATCCTGATAATGTTTTAAAAATGCTTACTGAAAGGAGGACAAAATGGCAGGCATGATGAAAGATAAAATGAAAAAGAAAAAAGCTCCAGGTATGAAAGGAGGTAAATCCGCTAAAGTTGTAGATAAAAAGAAAAAAGTAAATCTTAGAGGCGGCAAAATGCCTAAAAAGAACCTTAGAGCTGGTGGTGCGTCAAAAGCTAGAAAAGATAATGGCTTTGGTAATGGTGGACCAATAATGTTTCAAGATTACGTTAAAAAAATGTTTGGTGGTGGCAAGACTAAGTAAAATATGTCTAGAGCCTCAAAGGATTCTAGGTTGGCTAAAGCAGGAGTTTCAGGCTATAACAAACCTAAAAGAACACCTAATCATCCAACTAAGTCTCATGTTGTTGTCGCAAAAGATGGCGATAAAGTTAAGACAATTCGTTTTGGACAACAAGGTGTAAAAGGTGCAGGTAAAAATCCTAAAACAAAAAAGGATAAAGCACGTAGGAAATCCTACTATGCTAGACATAATGCACAAGATCCTAATCCGAGCAAATTAAGTGCTAGATACTGGTCACATAAAGTAAAATGGTAATTACAAGAGCCAATACTAGAATAATGACCAGTAAAGCACCTGCTAAGAGGAAAAAAAATGCCTTTAAGAAAAGGAAGATCAAGAGAAGTAATAAGCGATAATATATCAAAGCTTAGAAAAGAGGGTAAACCGCAAAAACAAGCGGTAGCTATAGCACTACAAAAAGCTGGTAAAAGTGAAAAGAAAAAGAAGAGATCCTAAAGTAGGAACAGGAAAAAAACCAAAAGGTAGTGATAGAAGACTATATACTGATGAAAATCCAAAAGATACAGTTAGTATTAAATATGCTACACCAGCAGACGCTAGAGCAACTGTAGCAAAAGTAAAAAGAATAAAAAAACCTTTTGCACGTAAAATACAAATACTTACTGTTTTAGAACAAAGAGCTAAAGTAGCAGGTAAAAATGAACAAGCAAGAATAGCTAAAAAAGGTAAAGAAGCTATTAGAAGAAAAGAAGGTAAATAATGGCAACAAGTGGTACAACAACATTTAATTTAGATTTATCTGATATTATGGAAGAAGCATATGAGTTATGTGGTCTTACCATGAGATCAGGATATGACTACAGAACAGCAAGAAGAGCTTTAAATTTAATATTTTTAGAGTGGCAAAATAAAGGTCTAAATCTTTGGAAGATAGAACAAGCAACACAAACTCTTACAGCAGGTACTAGTAGCTATGCAGCAGAAACATCAGCACTAGAAATAGTAGACGCTTTTATAAGAACTGATAGTGGAGATACTGATAAACAGTTTGATCAACAACTTACAAGAATATCTAGAACAGAATACAATCATCAAGCAAAAAAACTTTTAAGATCAAAGCCTACACAATTTTTTGCAGATAAAGGTACTAGTGGTATAAATATAGTTTTATGGGCAACACCAGATGATTCGCAAACATATACTTTAGTTTACGATTATATAAAAAGAATAGAAGACGCTGGTTCAGTTGCTTCTAACAATGCAGATGTACCAGCTAGATATTTACCATGTTTAACATATGCTTTAGCTTATAACATAGCTTGTAAAGAGCCTGAAGCTTTAAATAAAGTTAATATGATCAGAGGTAGATATTTAGAACTATGGGATGAAGTTTCTGACGCAGATAGAGAAAGAGCTGCAGTAAAATTTGTTCCAGGTGGAACTGTTTATTAATTATGGCATATGCAAAAGCTTCTAAAGCACTAGGAATTTGTGATAGATGTGGTTTTACATTTAAATTAAAAGAACTTAAATATGAAGTAGAAGATGAAACAAGAAATGGTTTAAGAGTTTGTTCAGATTGTTTTGATCCTGATCATCCTCAGTTTCAAGTGGGAAGATTAAATACATCAGATCCAATGGCTTTATTTAACCCTAGACCAGATTCTGGAGAAAAAGATTCTACAGTTTATTTTGGTTTTGAGCCAGTTTCAAGCACAGGTATAATTTTACGTGGAGAAACAGGAGTAGTTAAGGTGGTAATAGAATGACCTATTCAGAATTAAAAAGTTTAATACAAAATTATTTAGAGAATACTGAAACAACTTTTGTTGCAGATTTACCTAAGATCATAGAACAAGCAGAGGTTAGAATACTTAAAAGTGTAAAGTTACCTGTATTTAGAAAAAATGTAGAGGGTTCTGTAACTTCTGGTAATAAATATTTAAATACTCCATCAGATTTTTTAGATAATTTTTCTTTATCTATAACCAATTCAAGTAGTCAAGAATTTTTATTATATAAAGATGTAAATTTTATAAGAGAAGCATATCCAAACGCTTCAACTACAGGAGTGCCAAAACACTATGCTTTATTTGATAATACTACTTTTATATTAGGTCCTACACCTAATGCTACTTTTACCGCAGAATTACATTATTTTTATAAACCAACTTCTATAACTGCAGGTGCAGATAGTGGTACAACATGGTTATCAACTAATGCTGAGAATGCTCTACTATACGGATCTTTGTTAGAGGGTTATACTTATATGAAAGGTGATCCTGATTTAATGCAAGTTTATGAAAAAAGATATGATCAAGCTTTAGCTAGATTAAAAACTTTAGGAGAGGGTGAAAATACAAGAGAACAGTACAGAGATGGAGTTTATAGAGTTAGAAGAACATAATGTTTAATGTAGATGTTAAATCTGGTGTAGGTGATATAGGAGTAAAAACAACTCATAATAAAGGTCTTAGTCCTGAATATTGGACAGAAAGAGTAGTAGAAAGATTAGTATCAATAAGCGATAATGCTGATCCTATGGTGAAAGCACAAGCTGAAGCTTTTAAAGAATCAATAACTAATTTAATTCTATTATATATGAAACAAGCTGTATCAAGTGATAGAGCTACTGTGGCAGGTTTATTAGAAAAACAAGGTCATAAAGATATGGCTGAAATTATAAGGAGATTATAATGGCGATAACGCAAGCAATGTGTACATCATTTAAAAAAGAACTTTTAGAGGGTGTGCATAATTTTAAAAACTCAGGTGGTAATGATTTTAAACTAGCACTTTATACAAGTTCAGCTAGCTTAGACGCTTCTACCACAGCATACACTACTTCTAATGAAGCTAGTGGTACAAACTATACAGCTAAAGGAGCTTCTCTAACTAGAGTTGATCCCTCTACTTCTAGCACTACAGCACTTACAGATTTTGCTGATTTAACTTTTAGTAATGCAAGTGTTACAGCTAGAGGCTGTTTAATATTTAATGACACTGCTTCAGGAGATCCTGCAGTTTGTGTTTTAGATTTTGGAGCAGATAAAACTTCTACTGCTGGAGATTTTACAATACAGTTTCCTACAGCAGACGCTTCAAATGCAATAATTAGAATAGCTTAACTATGGCAATAATTAATGGTTGGGGTAGAGGCACTTGGGGAGAAGGTGCTTGGAGTAATCCTTTACCAGTTGATGTTACTGGAGTTGCTGGTACATCAGCTTTAGGAAACGAATCAGTTTCTATAAGCACTGTTTCAGGTGTTAGTGCAGTAGTTGCTACATCTGGTTTAGGTGATGAATCAGTTACAGCAGCAGCTAATGTAGCAGTTACAGGACTAGTTGGAACTTCAGCACTAGGTAATGAATCATTAATTACAAATAACAATTTATCAGTTACAGGTTTTGCTGGAACAACATCATTAGGGGATGAAACAGTAACTGCAGACGCTAATTCTTCTATAACAACATTAGACGCATTAGCTCTAAGTTTAGGTGGAGTAAATGTTTGGGGAGCAATAGATACTTCACAAACACCAAATTATAGTAATATAAGTACATCTCAAACGCCTGATTGGCAAGAGGTGGCATAACAAAGGAAAATTATGGCAACGTATGTAAACAATTTAAGATTAAAAGAAATAGCTACAGGTGATGAAGCTGGAACATGGGGTACTTCAACAAATGACAATTTAGAATTAATTGCTGATGGTTTAGGTTTTGCAACTGAAGCAATCACAACTAATGCTGATACTCATACTTCTGAGGTGCGTGATGGAACAGAAGACGCAGCAAGAAGTATGTATATTAAATATACAGGCACATTAGATAGTGCTTGTACTATAACAATAAATCAACCTACTATTAAAAGAGTTCATTTTATAGAAAATGCAACTTCAGGCAGTCAAAACATAATAATAAAACAAGGCTCTGGTTCTACAGTAACTATAGGTCCAGGTAATGTAAAAGTAGTTTATCTAGATGGTGCAGGTTCAGGTGCAGCAGTAAATGATGTTTTTGCAAGTTTATCAACAGTAGATTTAAAAGTTAGTGATGATTTAACAGTTACAGATGACGCTTCTGTAGGTGGCGACTTATTAGTAAGTGGTGAAGTGCAAACAGCAAATATAGGTTTTACAGATGGAGATAACGCTATCACAATAGCTGATGGCGGAGGTATAACAGCAGCAGCTGGTATTACATCAACAGCTGCTTCAAATACTTTTGGAGCTACATCTTTTAATGACGCAAATATTACTAACGTTGGCGATATTGCTTTAGATAGTTTATCAGCAGATGGATCTAGTATTTCAATAGCAAGTCCTGTAGTAATAAATGGCTCAACACCAACTTTAACTATAGGTGACGCAGGTGAAGAAGATACAAAATTAGTTTTTGATGGTAATGCTCAGGATTTTTATATTGGTTTAGATGATTCGGCAGATGATCTTTTGATAGGTAATGGTAGCACTGTAGGTTCTAATGTAGCTATTGGTGTTAATGAAAGCCAAGTTGTGCAATTTAATGGAGCATATACATTCCCAACATCAGATGGTAGTGCTGATCAAGTATTAAAAACTAATGGAAGTGGAGCTTTATCATTTGGCTCTGTATCTGCTGGCACACCAACATCAATAGCTGACGCTGATGGTGACACTAAAGTTCAATGTGAGGAATCCTCTGACGAAGATAAAATCAGATTTGATACAGG